ATGATCAATAAACAAAGTTTAGTTGAACAAGTAGCAGAGAAGACAGGATTGACAAAAAAAGACGCAACAGCAGCTGTAGACGCTTTGTTTGATGGGATTCAAACATCATTAAAAGATGGCGAAAAAGTTCAAGTCATTGGATTTGGTAACTTTGAAGTACGCGAACGTGCAGCTCGTAAAGGTCGTAACCCTCAAACAGGCGAAGAAATCACGATCGCAGCAAGCAAATCACCTGCATTTAAAGCGGGTAAACAATTAAAAGATGCTGTAAAATAGTATCGTCATCAAACCTGTTGGGGCTGTAAGGCTCTAGCAGGTTTTTGTTTTGTGCTAAGGTCAAAAGGGGCAAAAAAGGGGCAAAAAGAAAAAGAATGATTATAAACCATTCTCTTCTAGTTGGCTGATTAAATCAGTCTTCATTTTGTCGGTGATGTGCGTATAGATTTTATTTGTGACGTCGGCATCTTCGTGACCTACTCGATCCATAATAGCCTTCAGAGGTGTATTTTGTTCGGCGAGTAGCGATACATGGGTATGTCTAAGAATATGAGATGTTAACCGTTTGTGGATCCCACTTTTTTTACCTGCAGCAGCAAAAGAACGATTGAATGAACTATTTTGCATCGGCGTACCTGATCGGGTCACAAAAACGAACCCATCATTACTAAAATCAGATTCGGATACCAAATCTAGTTTATTTTCTTCAAAAGTACGTTTTACGAGATCAACCGTTCGCCGAGTCAATTGGACATCTCTATTCGATTTCTGGGTCTTAGTTGGTCCTATCGCTTTTTGTTTGTAACCTTTGCTGTAGTCGATTGTACCTCTAATGTGAACGATATTATTATCCAAGTCAAAATTTCCTTCTCTTAATGCGACTGCTTCGCCAAAGCGAACTCCTGTTAAATACATAAATTCAGCTAATCGACCGACACGAAAGGTTGACCGACTTTTATAAAGTTGATCTAGGATCAATTTTACTTCATTTTTTTCAAGGTACTTATCCTCAATACGTTCTATATCTTCTAGGGTTTTCGCTTTAGGGATAATCTCTACGTTTTCAACAGGGTTTTTATCAACGTAGCCGAGTTTAATCGCATATTTGAATACTAAGTTAAGATTCGACTTGATATGGGCGATATAAGTCTGAGAATAGTCGAGAGAGGCAAAGAAGTTTTGCAACAATCTTGTATCAATATTTGAAATCAGAATGTCTTCGTTTATATTCTTGAAAATAATTTTTCGAATGGCTACATACGTGTTCTTTGAGTTAGGTCTCAAAGATTTAAAATAATTATTTTCCCATTCAGTATAAACTTGCTGGAAGGGGACTTTCTCGATTTTCTTTTTAGCCAGTTCATTTTCTATTTTATCATTCAGGATACTTAGCGCTTTATTCCATGCTTGTTTTGATTGGCTATTTAGTACCACTGATTTTTTCCGAGTCTTTTCAGTATACGGGTCTTTGTAGCGTTCAATAAACTTGAAACGCCCATCTTTCAATGGTTCTACCCACATTGTCATTTTCTCCTATCATTTGGTATAATAGGCACAACTAAAGAAGCCTATGCCTATAGGCGCTTTATTTTTGCACGATCATACTCTTGCCGGGGTGGGATGTGTTTTTTGTCTAAGCATTTTAGAAAAAAAGTATTGAAATTTATGCTAAAATGAATTTAAATAAAAGTATTCAATATTTATAAAAAAAAGAAAGATAGTAGGTGGTCGTTATGAGAAAAAGAATTACAAATTTTAGTGTTGCAATTACAATTTTTCTTGTTGCTTTGTTCCCTACTTTGCTTCTTTTTGAAAAAGTTGGAGTTAATGATTACATAGGTATTTTAGTAGCTATTCTGATAGCAGCTATTTTCAAGCATAATGTCAAATTTGAGGCATACTAGTTTTTATTCCTCGATAGAGTTATCTTCAATTTCCGAATTCTCAGATTGATTGCTAAACTCTTCTTCGAGTTGCTCATCCAGTATCTTGATGAGATCCTTGGGTAACTTTACTCCTAATTGAGAAATGGGTACTTTTAGTTCTCTAGCCAAGTTCATCGCTTGCCTAATGATTTCAAGCTGTTTTTCGTCTGCCTTAAGTTTCTTTTCTTTAGATTTACGATGCCCTGATATGATACCAGGAATATCTAAGGATTGACCAAAAAACTTTAGCTTTCCTCCATAAGGTAAGGCAAGTACTACTGATAGTACGGCAAATATTGTTAATCCGTGTTTTACTAAAGGTGTGATTATTTCAAAAATACCTTCGGACTGAATATTTACTTTAGCATCGACTCTGTCTTCTGGGTAAATGGTTGTAGACATTTGAGAATATTGATAAATCAACTGTCCTAAATAAATACTATCAATATCTTGTGGTTGAGTAACTTGAAGGGTCAGGTGAAATTTATTATCCTCAATGTAATATGGAAACATAGCACGATTAATATATGGTTTATAGTCATTGATATTAGTTAATGTGGCATGTGAATAAATCATTTTATATAATGCGCTGTCTGCATCATTCCTTCTGAAATATCCCCACCAATCAACTGGCCAACGTTTCTTGAAATCTGATTTTTTATAGTTTTTTGACAATTCCTGTTTGTTTAGATCGTCATCTGTTAATTCATAAATATCTCCCGTAATTCTTCCCACTAAAAAAAACTCTGATTTCTCAGATGGAACAACTACAACGTCATTTTTCTTTAAATTATTAACAAACCGGAGCAATTGACCGGCCCAAGTTCCAATCTGGCTTTCAGTTTTGTCATTTTGTGGAGTTTCCTTTGTTTCTGCGTCTACTGGTGCCTCATCTGTATTCTGAGAATCAGTTAAAGTTTGTGGGTTCAATTTCATTTTAAGTATTGGCTTTAACATTTCTGATGAGTTGTTTGTTGATTCTATATCAGCTAATGATATTTCATTCCAACCAATCCCTACATAGTTATTGATGTTGAAGTCCGTATAGAATTTCCCTGATTGAGCTCTAACTAACCAGTAATCAATTGATGAATCAAGTGTCGGGATATCCTTAATAGAGTTATCAATTGCATTAGAAAATTCTTCTGTCAAAAATAATTGTTCCATTTGCTCCATAATTTCACTCCTATGATGTAATAATCAAATTATTTTGCTGTCCTTTATTTGATCACGATCATACTCTTGCCGGAGTGGGATCGTGTTTTTTTTATTTATTTTAGGACTGTTAATCTTTATCTTGGTATCTTTTAGGAAAGTTACTGTAGTCATAAATTGGATCTTTTAAATAATTCATTTCTTTAAGGATGCTATCCCAGAAGGGCTTACCTTGAAGTTTATCAACATAAGCTCTTTGCATCTGTAAAAGTTTTATTGTTTTCTCTTGATTTTTTCTTTCGTGTTGTGAAAGCTTAACTTTATGTGCAATAAGATTTCGAGTATATGAATCATCTTTTCTAAATTTCCAGACATAATTTAACGCTAGGTAGTAAGGTAGTTTTAATATATGATCAAAATAATTTAGTAGTCGGTTATGCATAGCAGGCTCACTCATACCGGTATTTCGGCACATGTCTTTAAAAGTATATTTTTTGGCCAGCATGTATTCAAGACGTTCTTCAGGGCAGAAAAGAATTGATCCAATAATATTTGCTTCGTTTTCAAAAGGAATTAGTTCATCTGAGTATTGACCTTCAATTTGATCATTAGTTAGAGAAATGAAGGCTCGTTTCTTATCTTTATCTCTTATGTGAAAATAAAAATGACATAGTTCATGCAAAATTGTAAAAATGATTCTGGGATAAACACGATCCTGATTAATTAAGATAAGAGTACGGTTACCTTCAGGAATAGTGACACCTGAAATTCGATCTACAATTTCTGAATCTAAAAAGCAGAAGTCAGCACTTTGAATCGTATCTTTATATTTAATCCAAGAAGAATCAGGCTGAGTTTTCGGCCATCCTTCGTCACCATATAATTCTGTTGGATCTGCTTCAAAAAAAGCGAAGTGTACATTAAAATTGATTCGAAAATAATTGATTATATCATCGTAACGAAGCTTATCAACAGATTTGTTAAATTGCATTGATATGTCAAAAAGTAGTTGGTTTGCTTTTTCTAGGTACTCATTATATTCATCTGAAAAGACATGCTGGTATTCGAATTTGGTCATAAGCTGTCACCACGATTATTCCTTCCATTTAGAATCATCATCCAGTAATCCGCGAGCTACCTTCATCATGCCTTTTAGAGAATTGTTGAATTTCTTTTTCTGTTCTTCTGACATATCTTCACTCTCAAGACGGAAGGCTGCTAGTAAATCACTTTCATCACTATCTAAGAATGACTCCTTCATACTAGGGTTATCAGTTTTACCGAGCAGATAATCTGTGGTAGTGTTCAATTTTTCAGCGACTTTATCAAGATACTCCATTTTTGGAGATTGAGTTTTCCATTTGTAAATAGTACTTTCTCCAAATCCAATTTCTCTTGATAGCTGCTTTACGCTTTTTCCTTGTTTTTTTGCCAAAGTTTGTATTCTCTCAAACACTGTCATAAAGGCATTCTCCTTGTTATTACAAAAGAAAGTTTACTAAAAGATACTTTTTTACTTGAAAAAAGTTTCCGATAGGGTTATACTCCTCTTGTAAGTTAATTTGATATACAACAAACCAAAAACACACCTTCTTTGCATAAGTTTATCGACCGAAAGCAAAATTAAAAGGCATTGTTGTGGCTTATTTTCTGTACCTTCATAGTATACGAACGGGTCAATTAAGTCAATGGTTATTTATACTTTTCTGTTCTATTAACTTACAAATCATTTTAGAAAGGGGGAGACTAGTATGCCGGATACAGCAGTAAGTAGACAAAAAATTCGTGATTATTTTGAATCGAAGGGTATATCGTTGATCAGTGTAGCAACTTATTTTAACTTGCCAAGACAAGATTTAAACGATTACTTATCTGGGAAGAATCAAAGTAAAAAAGCTCACGAAACCCTTTTGGCTATTATCGACTTCTACAAAATCAGATAGGAGGTAATCAAATGAAAACAGAAATTTGGAACGGACATACAATCAGATTTGTCAACATTAATGGCGAATGGTGGGCGGTGGCGAAAGATGTGACTAATGCGTTAGCTATTAGAAATAATCGTGACGCAATTAAAAAGTTAGATTCTGACGAAAAGGGGGTAGCTACTATCGACACCCTTGGAGGGAAACAAGAATTTACCATTATTGCAGAAACTGGAATTTATGAATTGATTTTTAAGTCTCGCAAACAAGAGGCAAAAGCATTCAAAAAATGGATCAAATCAGTCATCAAAGAACTACGCCAATCAACAGGTTTTGAAGGCTTCCAAGTATTTCGCATGTTGGATAAGGAACATCAGAAAGTAGCTATGCAAAATCTAAAAAAGTCATTACGGAAACCTGTACGAATTGATTTCATCAAAGCGAATGTGATTGCTAACAAGGCAGTATCTAATTTACATGGCTTTCCGAAAATGGTTAAGAAAGCAGAAATGACGCCAGAAATGCTTATCGATCGGCAAGAAATACTTGATGAAACAACTGAACTGATGGGAATAAAAGATAAATTTAATCTTGATTTTTCTGTCAGCGAAAAAATCTATAACCGAAACAATCGTCAACAAGCTGTATAGGAGGTGTTGATATTGAAGAAGCCAACACTAGCAGAACTAATCGAATCCGCAGAAAAAAATGTAAAACCAGATGACTGGTATCGACAAGGTTTGATCTTAGAAATGTTTCATGGAATGTCGAAGACGACACTGGTTGAATATTGTAAAGAGATGGAAGGCATCGACGAATTCAAAGATGGAATCCTTAGACCGGGGCATTCGACAACTTTCATTCATGTCCATACATTCATTTGGTTTCTACGATGGAAAGATGAGAACAAATACAGGACTAAGAAAGTATCTCCTAATGACATTTTGAAAGAGGCCAGTTGATGAAAATGAATGAAATTGAATTATCAAATGACATTAATATAATTACGGCACAAATTAAATCCTTTGAAGAAGCTGGAAATTATCTTATTTGGGAGATTGGCAGAAGATTAGTACATGTAAAAAACAATAAATTAAATCACGGAGATTTTGGTGACTGGTTAAATGAACTGAATATGAATCATGATTTAGCGAACAGATATATGAAAATCGTAAAAGAGCTTGATGGAAAATACGACTCGAATCGGAATTTGGGACTTCAAAATTTATATGCTATTGCCACACTTCCCGAAGAAGAACGAACCAAAGAACATGTCACTACTAAAGGTGAAACCAAAACCCCAGATGAAATGACAGTTCGCGAATTGCAAGAATTAAAAAAGCAACTCAAGAAAAAGGACGCTCTGCTAAGTAAGAAGGACAAGCAGCTTAAGGAGCATGAAGAACGAATCGAGGAGTTGGAACTTATCGGTCCCGAAGTCATCGAGAAAAAAATTGAAGTGGAGAAGGTACCTGAAGATTATCAAGCCGCTAAAACTGAAAATGAAAGCCTGAAAAAACAATTATCTTCTATTCAAAGTGATTTAAGGCTATTGAAAATTGAACACGATCTACTTGAAAAAAATACTGCAGAGGCCAAGCGATTGGAAGCGAATATTCAAACTTTACGAAAACAAGAACGGTCCATTGACAAGAAAGTAAAAGCTTTATTCGATTTTAATGACCGAATAATAAACATTAATCGATTCTTTGATACCGAAATGGCAAGTTTACGATTTAAACCTCTAATTAATGAGTTGCAAGATACGTATGCAACAAATCAGCTAATCAGTGTAGTAGATATGGTTCAAGCGTGGGTAGAAGAGATGCAGGCAATCCTGCCTGACAAAAATAGAAAAATTATAGAAGGAGAGATTATTGATGATTGAGAATTTACAGCTTAGCAGTAATGGAGCTATCGACAAAGGATTAGAAGCTATTAGTTTTACAATGCAACGCCAAGATGAACAAAGTAAAGCAATCCAGCAAATGATTGGTGAAATTTACAATACACGAAATGAAGTAAAAGAAATCGAAACCAATTTGAAAAAGGACATTCAGAAAATGAACGATCGAATTTTCTTAGATGAATCTGAAGTACTTGAGGTTAAAAGTGAAGTGTATAAGAAAGCTACAATCCTCACTAAGGGTTACTTTAAAAGAGCCAACAATGGTGTTGAACTGCGAGTCAGTTCAAATCTGTTGTTAAGCAAGATGGGCCAAATACGAGGGAGAGTGTGGGATAAGCTAAAAAAGGAGTTTCATGTTCGCAAATACGTAAATATTCGACACAAGGATTTTGAGAATGCTCTTGAGTTTGTGAAAGAATTGGATCTATCAGACTTTAAATATTATGAAATGAGAATGACACCAAAACAGTTAGAAATTATCGAATTAGAGAAAGGAAATAAAAATCATGAATAAACAAGATGAGCTATGGGAGCAACAGGACAAACTTATTGGAGACATCGATTTTATTTTGAGAGCATTTCAAGAAGAAACACCTATCTATAACGTTGTGACAGACAATTATCCGGCCATTGAAAGCTTTATCGGGAACTCTGCATTGGAAACCTCAAATGGAAATGCCGGTTATATCATGCACGGAGAAAATGATGAGATCATTTTCGCACAGTTCTTTTCTGATAATAAAAAGATTCATACGTATATGAAGGACGGAAAAATCATTAGTCAACAATTTCTAGTGCTTGATCCTGAAATGAAAGGCTCTTTAAATAAGTTAGATTGCCTGGTTAAGAAAGCCGAAGAGCTTCGAGTGATCCAAAACGAATTAGATGAACTAGAAGAGGAACAGATCGATGAATAAGAAAGTAAATTTAGTCTTAGCATCCATCTTGTTTGGAGGCGTGGCCACAGTGCTGCCAACACTACTTAAAATTTGTTTGTTTGTGGCGATCGCGTTGATTCTTTTTATTCAGTATGACGAGTGGGAATATGAACAGAGAGTAAAAGGAGGTATGAAAAATGAGTAACACGGAAACACCTTATTTAACTTACGGTCTAGGTTATGCAGAAGATGAACGATTAGCAGATAAAGATCCATATCATGAAGATGTGCTTGATCTAGCGGATTATTTAATTAAGAAATATCCGAAAGAACGGTGGAGCATTATGCATAAAATGTTTTCTATTGGCTTTTACTGTGGTGAACGATCAACCATCGGTTGTGCTCTTAGCGATGCTGAATTACTCCAACATGCTGCAGAGCTAACTTCGGTCTCTAATCAGATTCGAATTATCAATCGATTATTAGAAAATGTAGAGTATTCAAGAGCTTCAGGAGACGAATTTGCAGTACATCACCAAGTCCAATCGGGATTGCTTGATGATATTGGTGATAGTCTTTCTGAGTTAATAGATGTAATCCAAAACATTTTAAATGTAATTTGTCCAGATTAGAGAGGTTAATTTATATGAAAAAGAAAATAAAACAAGAGCCTACTTCGTCCGCCAACGAAGTAAGCGAAGAAAAATAAAGCTAGTATTTCGTAAATATTACCATGACAACAGCAAGTAATGCAACAAATGAAATAGAAAGTAAGCAGGTAAAGGCATGGATAAAAATAATTTTAAACAAGAGGACTTACTCTCATTAGGATACGGGATGATTCCAAAGCTAGTGATGAAAGATCGTGGCTTAACGGTTGAGGCTAAGGCTATATACGCATATTTATGTTCTTATTGCGGAGCCGGAGATACGGCTTTTCCATCCATAAAACTAATGTGTCACGACTTAGGAATAAGTGAAAGACGGTTCCACAGACACATGAAGCAACTAAGAGATTCCAATTATGTTCTGGCAACACGTGAACGGACAGATAATGGCTTCAGCAATAATATCTATACTTTGCCAAAATTCGTTCAGGAACAAATTGTAACCGATGAGAATGTACACGTACAAAACGTACGGTTACGTGGTGTACCCACTAATATTAACAGTTCTAATATTAACAGTATTAAAAGTAACAGTAATAATAAAAACCATATGTCGAGCAAGCCCGACTCGATCCCTTATTCGGACATTATCAAGTATCTAAACAAAAAAGCTAACAGGTCCTTCAAGGTCACAAATAAGTGGAAAGATTTGATAAAAGCACGATGGAACGAGGGTCAAAGATATGATGATTTCATCAAGGTTATTGATATCAAAACATCCCAATGGCTAGATAACCCTAAAATGAGTAATTATCTTAGACCAGAAACGTTGTTCAGCAATAAGTTTGATAGTTATTTGAACGAACAATTGAAACCTAAGAGGGAATCAAATTCCAATAGCCCGGTGGTGTTTTAGATGGATTTTCCGTTGTTGGATGAATTAAAAGAGACTGATGAAACCTGTTCAATACATGGCTGCCTATTGGTTCAGTTGAGAGATATGGAACCATTTTGCATTGAGTGCCGAAAAGAACAGCTGGCTGAATCAGAACAAAAGGAAATAGACAGTGCTCTATCTGAACACCAGAAACGTCGAACAATCGAAGTGTTGAAAAAAGACTCGATCGTAGGTGATCCGAGTTTATGGAATGCATCTTTCAGTAACTATGACCCAGAAGGTGAAGAATCGAAACAAGCTTTGCTGATGGCCAGGAAATCTGCTGGAACCTATATGACAAATCTTGAAGCAGAAAAGAGATGCTTGAAAATTATTGCTGATGAAGACAAAACGGACGAAGAACGTGAGAAGGCGAGAAAAGATCTGAAAATGATACCTAGCTTCAATACTCTTTTTACAGGAGTTCCTGGGGTCGGTAAATCACATCTAGCTATGGCGATGTTACAGGCAGTCAATCAGCATTCGAAAGAAATGGTAAGTTGCCTGTTTATCTCAATGAATGACATGTTCCGATTGATTAAGGCAAGCTTTGGCAATCGCGAGAGCAAATACACCGAATTGAATATGACTGACTTGCTTTCGAAAGTCGATTTATTGGTGTTGGATGATTTGGGCTCTGAATCGTCGTTTAAGCGCGAGAACCGAGAAGCGGGAGAATATATCCAAAATGTAATTTTCGGCGTGTTAAACGCACGCCAACATACGATAATCACCACTAATTTGAATAACGAACAATTGGAAGAAATCTACAATCCCAAAATCACTAGTCGAATTTATAAAGGTGTTGATGGACACATTATTAAATTTACTAAAAAAACTCAAGATAAACGTAGTAAACCAAGGTTTTAAGAATGGAGGTATCACATGATTTCAATGGTTGATAATAAAAAGAATTTGGTTTCGAACCTAGAAACATTAGTCGGGGATATCAAAAATCAAATTGATGAGGGTGTAAAAGATCCGGAATTATTACAACAAGATTTGATTATGGTTGTTGGAAATGCCGCTCAGTTATCTGATGAATTAGCAAAAGAGTTTTGTCCAATGTGCCACGGTGAGAAAGTAGTCGTTGATGAACAATCATCCATAGCTAAGTGGATGCCGTGTCCGAAGTGCAACAAGTGTGAATAGAAATAGTGGTTATTACTGTATGGCCACTTTATAAATCAATAAAACATATATTTGGGGGAATAGAAATGATTGATATCGAAAATATTAAAAAAAGAATCGCTCTATCGATGGTAACAAGTCACTTTAAAACTTATCGCGAGACAGATAGTTTCAAGAGTCTTAAATCAAGCGATCTCCCTGCCCAGGAGAAAAAAGAGTGTATGGTCCTTGATATCTACAAGCAAATTAAACTCTCGCTATTAGAGATTGAGATAGAGACTATGACGAATATGAACAACATTAGCTTAGTAACAAAAAAAGTTATTGATTTGACACAAGATAACATCGGATTTCAGACAGAATTTTACAGCTTGCTTCAAAAAGAAATGCATCATGAAAAGAGCGATGATTCAATCATGAGTATTTATTACAGCATTATGCGTGAAAAAAACATTGTTCTTTTCGAAGTGATTGAAGAAGTAGTTGATGTTGCAATAGCACAATAAAATAACAGGGTGAAAAGAGTCCGGTTGTGAAAAAAGCCCATTTCTCGTATCAAAGTTGTAAAAAATAGAAAAAGGCTCTATATCAACATTTATGTGTCGTTGCAACCAAATTACAAGATTAGAGTGGTTTTTGCAACCGGAGGGGGCATAAAGTTTATGAATGATTACAAAAGGCAAGCATTCTTTGAATTAAAACAAGGAAACTATGAACGGTATCACTATTTCATAAAAATGAATCGAATAGCTCGAAAGAAAAAGAATGATACAACAAAATATCCTATCTGAAAAAAAGTGACAAAAAAATGTAATGTTTCGGAAAAAGTTGTAAGAGTAATTGGGTATCGCCTCGTAAGGTCAAGAAGAAACCTTCAAAAAGAAAAAAACGTGATTGATGGCTAGAACTTACCAGCTGTTGTCAGAGACGATAAAGACGCCCTCAGAGATGCGATAGGCGATTCGGTCATAACATTACTCAATCTAGCTTTGCAGAACGATATGAGCCTGTATGAGTGCGTGATGCACGCATATGGTGAGATACAAGGTCGAGACGGGAAAATGATCAACGGCATGTTTGTTAAGTCTGAGGACTTGAAGATTGGATAGTTCCGCTTAGAAGGGATTTAATACTTTTTAAATATTATATGGGGGTTACTACCCATTAGTTTTCTGTTGTTCGGCGGGAAGTGGAGTATTGGTAATTTTATTGAGCTAAACATGTCATCGTTTCTATGGAATAGTAAGAGAGCATACAAGGAGGACGGCGAATGAAAGATCAAGTCTCAATTCCAGAGGTGAGAGAGGCTATTAAAAGAGTCAAAGATATTACACCAGTGATGAATAGAACTGAATTTCTTCAATTGATTGCATTATACAAACGTGTTTTAGAACGATATGAAAAAGAGGAATATCTAAACGGGTTGCCAGAAGAATAATAGTTCCGGTAACCACGCCTATCATATAAAAATAGAGGCAGAAGCCTCTATTTTAAAACGCATATGCGATAAGAGAAATTCCAATCATCATTAAATAAAAACCAACTAAGAATGCTAATGTAAATGCTGAAACAATTGGATTAAATAAGAGCATAATTCCTACAATTATCCCAATAATATTTACTATCAGAATAAACCAATAGTAACTTGATCCATTGACCTTGTAAATATCTGCTCCTACAAGCCCCATAATTGAATCTACAATAAACCAAATAGCAAAAATATAAGGTAGGGCTAGTAAACCTGCATTAGTATTGAAGAGTAAAAATACACCAATTAGCAGGTCAAATATACCGAGAATCATTAGTAGGGTTGATTTTTGATTAGTGAATTCATGAAGTTTACGTCTAAAAAACAGTTCAAAAATTCCCTTTAAAACTGCAGCAATGGCAAAAACGTAGACAACTGCTTTTAAACTACTATCTGGATTATTAAATGATACTAAAGAAGCTATAACAAAAAGTAATCCAATTAAAAAATATTCCCAACTAAATCCAATTTTTCTTACCATGCTTATCACCTCCTTATGATAAATAATAGTATAACCTTATGAATAAAATAATGAAAATAAAACGTAAATAATACGCTAATTCAGCCTATCAAGTAAGAAAAGAGGTATGAAATGGAAATACGAGAAGTTATAGAGAAAATAAAGCAAGAAAAATATGATTTTTCAAAACCGTGGACGTCACTGGACAGATCGGATTATAAGGAAGGATACAATGATGCCTCCGATGACATTATCGGAATTGTTAATCAACTAGACGAACCGACGAAAGTGATTGCTCATTTGGCCGAAAAATGGCACGAAGACATTGGTCCTGTTCTCTGGTGGGATTTCCCAGTCGAAGAACCACCATATTGCGGCACGCCACTAGATGACGATTTTCCAAAGTATAAGACACATTTTACTGAACTTCATATTCCAGACGAGGTCGAGGAAGAGCCGAAGTGGATAGTTTGTTATAGCACTATGTATCTAAAGAGTCCATTAGAAACAGGACAAATTGAGACAGTAGAAATTACGCCCAAAAAAGAACTAGCATGTCATTTCAAAAGCTATAAAGAAGCAAAACAACAGACGTCATTAATAGGTGGCGCAGTCGAGAAAGTGGAGGAGTGAGAATGAGTGAAGTAGTGATTGATCCACAGGAGTATTACGTGTGGCTTGCATGTGAAAACGGATGGAATCGAGCAGTTGGCTTCAAAGCAAAAATAGCTGGTATAGATTGTTCCGTCGTCATGGTGCCGATTGATCCTATCGAGATAGTTTTTAGTGATCTCAACTCGGGATCAAGGATATTATCATTACCAATTTCGATACTTGATATGATCATGTGTGATACAAAAGAAAAAATGCTCGTATTGATGAAGGAGAATGCAGGTTTAGCAGCGAAAAAGATTGAGTATAGCGGAATAGACTTAGTACGTGAAGAATCAAGAAAAGCCAAAGGTTCGTTTGAAAAGAAGTTTGGTCCAATGCCGGACTTTGAGAAAACTTCTGTTTGCTAAGATTCGGTAACTGAAGCCATAGTAAAAAAGACTGCCGCGGTATGAAACGGCAGTCAATGAACTATGGGTAGCTGATTAGAATAGTTCAAAGGTATTTTACACCTAAAACAAAAATAAAAAAAGACAGCCGACCACTGGCTGCCTTGGAAAAGAACTCTCGTCTAGTTTCCGCTAGACAAAATAATTTGTAACAAAAAAAGACCGCTGGGGATTGGTCAGCGGCCATGAGCTGATTGAAATATGCTTTTAACCCGATTAAAAAGGAGGGGCCAGCTCATCACTATTGTACACCTAGTAGCGCAATAAAAAAAGACCGCTAGGCAGTCAGTTAGCGGTCAATGAGCCGATTGCGAAAGTTGTTTGTAGTCAACAAAAGAAAATATCAGCTCTTCATAATTGTATCATAAAAAGGACCGCTTTTTCATATGGCAGTCCCTAAGCTAGTGTAGTATTCTTGGATTATTTATGGATTTTTCTAGCTCAAATATATTGTACACCTATGTGAATCAAAGTGAAATAACAAAAAAATAAATTAAGAAGCCTAGGTTTTATGAATTTGAAAGGTATAATGCCTGGTTTTCGTTAGACAAAATAGTTTTATCACAAAAATAGACCACTAAAAAAGCGGTCTACGAGCTAGATGAAATAGGTTTTGACGTTAACGAAAATTAGAAAGGAAAGAACTAGCTCATTTAGATGATACCATAGAAAAAGACCACTGAACAGTTATATCAGCGGTCCCTGAGTTAGGTCGTTGTGCTTATAATAAGTGGGTTATATTTTTATTTAACCTAACTCATTGGGCTAGTGCAGTGTCAAAATTGTCGGTCTCAAACTTCAAGAAAATTACTAGCCCTAGTCTTATTTTACACGGAGATAAGTAAGAAAAAAAGACCGCTGAGTAAAAAAACAGCGGCTTGTGAACTAGAAAAATTCGGGTAATATGGAAAAATTAGAAACCAGCTCACACTAAAAGTTTATCAAATTCATTTTTCCGTTTCAAGATCGTACAAAAAAACGCTGGGAAAGTTCCCAACGCCTCTTTATGAATAAAAACTGACAAGATAATTATACCATAAGGAGTGGCGATTGTGAGATTTCAATGGTTAAAGGATTATCAAGATTTGGAAGAACAGTTACTCTACTTAAAGTGGAATCTGAATAAAAGTAAACTTGAATTGATTCGGTGGACAACTGGTGATTTATCGAAAGTACGTATAGAAAAAAACTCTCGATCGTCATTGCTCGAGGAGAATATTACTCAAATTGAAAATGAGATTGAATTGTTAGAAGAACAACAAAAGGAAATGTTGGTCATTATTCAATCTTTCAAAGGAGTCGAAAATGAAATTGTTCGTATGAAGTACATTGAGGGATTAACTTTGGAAGAAATAGTGGAAGAAACCGGATATAGCGATTCTTACATAAGAAAAAAGCATGCGGAAATCAGAAGTAAGCTTCAATTTATTGATGATTACGAGGCTCGCCATTTAGATAGAAAAGCAAAAAAAGAAGAGCTTGAATACTACGATGAAAAAAGGAGAAAAACTCAGCAACTTTCCCTTTTTTGAAAATTTCAACATTCACTAAATGTGCACTCATTTTGTGTATGGAAGTATTGAAATAGGCATGATATTTTATTAGCATAGAAAATTTTGAAAGGAGGAAGCTCCTCTTCGTTTCAATTTTTTCGATCGTTTGCAAGACGATAAATACTAGACGGCACAAAAAATAAATAATGAATGGAGTTGAAAAGTTTCATTTCCGTTGAAAGTTCGCTGTGCTGTCTATTGTTATCAAATAATTTTTATTAAAATTTATAGATTTCGAATATGTTCTTTTGTATAATATTTAACGTAGAGAAGTTAAGATGAGTAGCTCCATTTTTATGACTCTGCGCAAGTTAAAAAAAAAATGATATACCTTGAGAATGATTTTTTAAACGATTTAAAAAAAGATCTTACTCATCTTAACAACTCTACAGGGCGTGCATACAGCACGTTCTTTTTTGCTGTTAAATTAAAACATACTAGCATGATTATTAGTCTTTTTGTATAATATTTGCGTAGAAAAGTGAAAAGATGGTGGCTAATCTCTTGAATAAAGGGGTGATGCCTATGGTTCATAGCTTTATCCCTAGAAGGGAGTAGGCATGTCTGTTTATCAAGCATTGTCACTGATGATCGCATTTGCGACGTTAGTGTTGCTGATTACAGATCACAAGAACAAAAAATAACCATCTAACACTTTGGCGAGGATAGATGGTTTAACAAAAAAACTATTCATTTAAGCCACCGTCTTTTTAACGGTTCTACATGGGGCGTGTTACCAGCACGTCCTTTTTCTATGTCTATTATAGCATGGGAAAATAGAAAATCAATTGAGATCGCTTCGGCGGTCTTTTTATTTTGAGGAGGAATGAGAATGCTACAAGAAGCTATTATCAAGGGTGAAACAGCATATTTGAAAAACTTGACTCGAAGAAAAGATGTCTCAGTTGAAGAAATCGTTGAGGCTAAAGAATCATTGAACAATAAAGTTAGGGGAATGAAATTAGATCGTGCAGTTGAAATGATTGCCGACCCAGAAGGAACGTACAGAATCTAGCAGTCTCCTCGTGAGGCTGTTTTATTTTGCTCACAAAAATAGACCACTACCGGGTAATAGTGGTCAGGAATTAAATGAAAAAGATGTTAAAGGGTTGTTAGACAAGTATAACATCATAGCGTTTACATAGCAATACAAAAAAGAGCCACTGTTTCCGCAGCAGCCCTTTAGTGTAACAAGTAACTATAAATATATCATCCTTGGCCATGTATTTCAACACACAAAAATAGACCGCTGTTTCCGCAGCGATCTATCTGTGAAACGTAAACAATTTATACATAAAGCATACAATAATAACGCTTACATTGCAACGCAGAAAGGGATAGAGCAATGAAAACTTACTGGTACGTGTCATTAAACAATAAATATCCGAAGCCAATGAAAGGACAACATAAACGTGTTGTGATGTCTGTTCAAATGAAGGCGAAGTATTCAATTGTCGAAATGACCAGAGAGGCAACGCCAGTAGAGATTGATCATTGCAAGCTAGTTTATTGTGGGTATGGGCGTTGGAAAGATGCTCATATACAAGAAAACATCAGAAAATACGTTTAGTTTGTTTTAGTTTGGAGGTGATTTTATGAAACTTACTAATAGGCATAATAAGGCTATAGAATTGCTGTTCGAAGGCTCTTTAAAGCGGATTGAAATCGCTGAAGAACTAAAGATAAGCGAACAGACACTTTACAATTGGTTAAAAGACGAAGATTTCACTCATGCTTATGATGAATATGTAAAAACTATTATGGGTAAGTCATCAGGTAAAGCGTTGAATACAATGTTGAAGCTTTTAGCAGCCAGATCAGAAATGGTTCGTTTTAACGCAGCTAAAGATATTCTTGATCGTGGAGGATTCGCTCCTGTTGATAAGAAGGAGATTACTTCAATTGAGCCTCCTGTATTTAAGGATGACATCAGTGGTGAGCCAGATGGTTAAACTATCTGAGTATTTGCCAAAAGCTTTTCATAGTACGTGGAAAGCAGCGATTAATCCAGAAATTCTACACATTGTAGAAAAAGGGGGACGTGGTTCCGGCAAATCTTCTGATATAGCTCATATCATCATTCAATTGGTCATGCGTTATCCCGTGAATGCAGTGGCGATTCGTTTTATCGACAATACGATTGAATTATCTGTTTTTGAACAATTGAGGTGGGCAATCGAAGAGCAAGGCGTAACGAGCTATTTTAAGGTCAATAAAAGTCCCATGAAAATTACATATCTGCCTAGAGGTAACTACATTACTTTTCGAGGTGCTCAGAATCCAGAACGGATCAAATCTTTAAAAGATAGCAAGTTTCCTTTCACAATAGCTTGGATAGAAGAATTAGCAGAGTTTAAAACAGAAGAAGATGTAACGACCATTACAAACTCCCTTTTACGTGGAGAGCTTGCAGATGGTCTTTTTTATAAGTTTTTTTACACTTACAACCCGCCGAAGAGAAAACAAAGTTGGGTGAATAAAAAATATGAGACTAGCTTCCAGCCCAAAAATACATATGTTCACCATACAACATATAAAGACAATCCCTTTATAGCTAAAGCCTTTATAGAAGAGGCAGAAGCAACAAAAGAACGTAATTCGAGGCGTTATGATTGGGAGTATTTAGGCAAAGCCATCGGTTCAGGTGTTGTTCCGTTCGATAATCTTCAAGTAGAACCAGGAAGTATTACGGATGAGATGGTAGCGAACTTTGACAACATCAGGAATGGTCTCGATTTTGGTTATGCAACAGATCCGCTAGCATTCGTTCGTTGGCATTATGACAAAAAGAAAAATGGGATTTACGCTATAGATGAAATCTATGGTGTAAAAATGAGCAATCGAGAGTTCTCAAATCAAGCAAAAGCAAGAGGGTATCAATCGGATGAAATATTTGCTGATTCCGCTGAGCCTAAATCAATTGCTGAACTTCAAAGTGAGCATGAGATTCGGAGAATTAGAGGAGTAAAAAAAGGACCTGATTCAGTCGAATACGGGGAAGAATGGTTAGACGACTTAGATTTTATCTGTATTGACCCGCTGAGAACACCAAATATTGCAAGAGAATTTGAAAATATAGATTACCAAGTGGATAAGGATGGGAATCCAAAGCCAAGACTTGAAGATAAAGACAACCATACGATTGATGCAACTCGATATGCTTTTAGTGAAGATATGAGAAATAATACAGCAGTAATCGGCAATAGAGCGAAAATCGGACTATAAAGGAGGGATAAAGTTAAATGGCGATTGTAGTAAATAGAGAAATAGCAGGAGATTTGAAAAATCCTTCTGCAGAACTATTAAATTACTGCTTGCAAGAACATCAGAAACAATTAGAGCGGTTAGAAAGACTTTCAAATTATTATGATGGAAAGCACGATATCTTGCTTAGAAAAAAAGAGAACGAATCGGCTCCGAATAATAAAGTTCTTATCAATCATGCGAAGTATGTAGTTGATATGAATGTTGGTTTTATGGTTGGCAATCCTGTTGCTTATTCAGGAACTGGAGAAGTTGATTTGTCGCCTATTCTTGACGAGTATGATCGTATTGATATTGTTTCACATGACACGGAATTAGAAAAAGATTTATCGACCTTTGGAATAGGTTATGAATTAATTTATTTGAAAGATGAGGCAGAATTATCTATAAAATGTATTGATCCACGAGGGATTTTTTTAGTTACTGATGACACTATCGACAAAAATCCGCTATTTGCGATTCACTATCAACCAGTATTCACTTTGCAAGGTGGCATTAGCCATTATATTGTTAAGTATTACAGTGATGATCGGATACTTACGTATAGAACTGAATCGAGAGGATTTGGCTCCTATCAGTTAGTTAAAGCTTTACCACACTATTTTGGAAGAGTTCCTGTAATTGAGTACAGAAACAATGAAGAAAAGCAGGGGGACTTTGAGCAAGCAATCTCATTAATTGACGCATATAACTTATTACAATCGGATCGACTGAACGACAAAGAAGCGTTCGTTGATGCGATTCTTTTTATTCAGGGGTTTGTTCTCCAAGACGGTGATGGTGAAAAGCTTCAGAAAGAAAAAATGCTCCAAGCTCCAGGTTCAAAATCTGATACAGCTGCAAGCTATCTAACAAAAGCATTAGATGAATCAAGTGTGACTTTGTTGCGTGATGCAATCCTAGATGACATTCATAAAGTAACGTATGTTCCAAATATGAATGATGAGAAGTTCGCGGGAAACGTTTCGGGTGAGGCAATGAAATATAAATTGTTTGGTTTGTTGCAATTAATGTCTGTGAAGTCTCGATACATGATTAAGGGATTAAGGCAACGCTTAGAAATATTTTCAACAGTGTTGAGGTACACAGAGCCAGAGATAGATATTTCAGGAGTGAAAATTAAGTTAAAACCTAATCTCCCAATTAACACGAGCGACATAATCAATCAGATTGTGACTGCTTATAACGCAGGGATTTTGCCACTAAAAATTTTATTGTCGTGGTTGCCCGATATTGATGATGTCGATGAAGTAATTGAACAATTGAATCTAGAAAAGGAAGAAAAAATTGAGCTACAGAAGAAAGTGATGGGCGTTCAAGCAGAAGACAGTCATTCGGATTTAGATGAACCACCTGAGGAGGAAGACGATGATCAAAGCAACGTTCATAAAGAGTAACGGCTCGTATATTAGTTATGAGATTACTGGTCATGCTCACTACGCTGAACCGGGCAAAGATATCGTTTGCGCTGGTGTGTCTACTCTTTTTATCACGATTACTAATCAATTACTTTGTAAATCGTACGTGAAGTTGCAAGACAAGAAAGTTTCCATTCTTAATCCGGATGAGATTGATAATGCGTTAGTCGAAGCGTTATTATGCGGTTTGTATGATATTCAACAAAACTATCCTAATTATGTTTCTGTTGAAGTATCTAAAAAATGGACAGCAAACATGAAGTATGCTGTCCATGGGTATTCAAAAACTTTTCATTCTAGAGATGAAGCAATCAAGTTTGCAGAGTCTGTTTCAGTTTCTCGTAGTCGGGTTTTGATGATTTGTCCACCGGGACTGCTACAGAAAAACTTTGATAGGGGGAAGTTAGTTGCCGAAAAAACAAGATGATTCCTACTGGCTCGATCGAGGGATTAAGCAAGAGAAAAAAATTAATGACGCTGCGAAACAAGTCGAACAAAAGATAATTGTAGCTTATCGACAGGCTCAAAGTTATTTGACGAGGCAAGTTAGAAAACTATTTAGTCGAGCGAAACAACGTTCTGGAATGGATGAGGGAGAAACAAGAGCGTTACTTAATCAAACTGTTCAACCTGATGAGTTAGTAGAATTGAGAAAGCTTGCTGATGATGTTTCTCATCCTGAACTTCAAGAGTCCGCAAGAAAACGATTGAATGGATTGGCATTTAAAGAGCGAATAACACGAGCTGAAGACTTGAAAGCCAAGTCTTTTTTAGTTTCCAAACAGATTGCTTCTGTGCAACTAGATAAATCGACTGAATTTTATATTGATGTTATTCACGATTCGTATAATGAGACAACTGCCGAAACAATCATAAGGCAAGTTGAGCAAACAAAATCTGATCAGATCATCAGTGTTCGGAATGGAAAAAAGCATGGTTCAAAAATAGAAGCATCTAAACAGACGCAAAAACGTGACGTACCGATTGAGGTGTGGAATGATCCTGATATTCGATCGACTGATTACGAATTCAAGGAGCTTTCAACTAAGTACACCAAGAATATTCTTGATTCTCATTGGCATGGTTCAAATTATTCAAAACGTATCTGGAAAGATACTGAAGCATTGGCCAAACGTCTTGAAGAGTTATTTACTGTTGAGTCTATGACAGGGATGTCCGAGTTTGAAATGGCTAAAGCGATAGCGACTGAATTTGACCGCTCAATTGGTGTTGCTCAGCGTTTAATACGAACCGAGGCCAATTATATGGCAAATCAAGCAAAGCTCAAAGCATGGCGAGACAGAGGTGTAAAAGAGTATCGTTTGATTGCTGTATTAGATTTAAGAACATCTGAAATTTGCCAGAAGAAAGACGGAAAGATTTATCTTGTTTCCGAAGCTGTTGTTAATGGGGAAGCCGGAACGTATCCACCGTTTCATCCTTGGTGTCGAACTGTTGCTGTTGCTATTATTGGCAAACGATCACTAACAGGCAAACGAATAGCCCATGATCCGATCAGCGGAAAAACAATTACCATGGAACAAAGAGAAACATATGATGATTGGATGAATAAGTTAAAACAACGATATTCTAAAAAAGAAATTGAGCTTCAGAAAAAGAAGCTTCGGAATTACAGAAAAAAATAATTAACTGCCCTGAATATGGCGTTAAACTGTTCGAAAATATCAAACATACTGATTGGGTCTATCAATCAAAAATCAAGTGGACTGGTTAAACTGGGCTGCTTTTTTTGCGTGCGCTAGGACTGATTGGGATAGGAGAGATTGAATTGAAAAATTTACTAATGAAATTAGACCTGCAACTTTTTGCTGAAGAACAACCCTCAGATCAGAATTCCGAACAAATCAGGAATCCATATGAAGCTGGAAATCCTGAGTTTGATGCTGCAGTTTCTAAAGCAGTCAATACGGCTTTGGAAAATAATGACAAAAAATGGCAATCGAAACTTGATGAGAAATTGGAAAAGGTTCGGCAAGATGCGAAAACAGAAGCTGAAAAAATGGCGCAAATGAATGCTGAACAAAAAGCGGATTATGATCGCCAACAGCGTGAAGCGGCATTAGATCAGCGAGAATTGGAACTAAATATGCGTGAATTACGAGCGCAGTCAATTACGCAGTTAACAGAGGATAATTTACCTGTTGAATTAGTTGATCTTTTAGATTTGTCAGATGCAGATAAATGTCAAACTGCATATAACAAATTGAAAACAACGTGGGAAAAAGCTGTGGGAACTTGGGAAAAATCCTTACAAAAGAAAGTGAAAGAAGAACTAAAAAATAGTGTTGATAATCCTTTGGGGGATGCAACAAATCCAGAAGTTAACCCTTGGAAAAAGGAAACACTCAACCTTACAAAACAAGGTCAGATTTTGAAAGAAGATCCAGAGCGGGCAAAAGTGCTAATGGCTCAAGCCAATAAATAAGAAAGAAGGATAAAATCGTGGATAAATTAAAAATGAATTTACAGTTTTTCGCTAAAAAAACAAAAATTGAAGATGTTATTGTTCCAGAAGTTTTTAATAAGTATGTAATCGAGCGTACAGCTGAATTATCAGCTTTATACCAATCGGGTATTGTAAGCCATAATCCGGAGCTAGATGCTCTAGCTAGTGCCGGTGGTAAACTAATCAACATGCCTTTTTGGGCTGATTTAACTGGTGAAGACGAAGTCTTATCTGATACGAATCCATTAGAAACGGATAAAATCACCGCGAATCAAGATCAGGCGGTTCTATTGATGCGTGGTAAAGCTTGGAAAGCGAACGATTTAGCAAAAGCACTTTCTGGTGATGATCCTATGCGAGCAATTGGTGATTTAGTTGCCGCTTATTGGGCGCGTCGTCAACAAGTAACTTTGCTTTCTATATTGAAAGGTGTGTTCGGAGGAACATCAACTAAAATGGCTGGAAATAGTCTAGATATTTCCGCTGAAACTGGAAATGATGCAGCATTTACAGGGGAAACATTTATCAATGCTTCTTACAAACTGGGAGATGCAGAAGAAAAATTAACAGCATTAGCTGTTCATTCTTCAGTATACGCTAATTTACGAAAACAAAACTTAATTGAATTCTTGTTAGCTTCTGACAATACTAAAATTCCAACTTATATGGGGAAACGTGTCATTGTTGATGATGGTATGCCGTTAGATGGAGATGTGTTCACTTCTTATATTTTCGGAGAAGGAGCAATCGGTTTAGGAAACGGCGCGGCTCCTGTGCCAACGGAAACTGATCGTGATGCTTTAGCAGGAGATGATATTTTGATTAATCGCCAACACTTCTTGTTACATCCAAGAGGGGTGAAATTTACTAATAAATCTGTCGCAGGTTCTTCTCCTACGAATGCCGAATTGGCAACGGCAAGTAATTGGGAACGTGTATATGAGCCAAAAAATATTCGTATTGTTCAATTCAAACATAAGCTTTATGTTCCTAATGTCACGGCTTCTGGTAGAACTGGAACAGGTAAGTAAAGAAGGTAAAGGAAAATGAATGATGAGTTACTGGAAAAACACACGGATGTGTTGATGGAACGTCTCGACGATGTTGAGGAAAAGGAAAGACCTAAAATTAAAGGCATGTTAGAGGACGCGATTACTCTCATTCTTGATTATACCGCTCGAACAACCGAACAGATGAACGATAGCCTTTATTACTATGCGCGACAATTAGTTGTGATTGCTTGGAATCAGGAAGGAAATGAGGGAGATGCTGCTCGTTCTGAAGGCGGCGTCTCCCATACCTTTATTACAGATATTCCGCCTAAATTAAAATCGGGCTTAAATAATCACAGGCTGGGAAAGGTCGTGAGTTTTCATGCGCCTAAGGAAACGTGACCTTTCAACCGTTTATTTAAAAGAGCGGTTAACTGGGCAAGATGATGAAGGAAACTTTCAAGAAGGTTTTTCAGATGAATCAACAGAGATTCAAATGAATATTCAATCCGCAGGAGGACAAGTAATGGCTTCTGTCTATGGTCAAAGTCTTCCATACATCAAATCTTGCAAGTATCAAGGTGACAAAATCAAAGAAGGAAAGAATGAGAAAGATGGTATTTGTCTTTATGTGAGCAAAGATAAAGAACCAGACTATGAAATTGTTGCCATTCAAACATTTTCTGCTCATTGTAATGTGACCTTGAAGAAACTAGGTGATGAAGATGGGCGTTGAGTTCAGAGGTGCTGACCGACTGATGTCAAAAATACGAGCGATTCCTAAAGTGATGGAAGACGCTGTTTTTGAAGCGACATTCGATATTGTAGATGAAACTGTGGCAAGAGCAACAAGTCACCTGCAATCGTCAATAAAGTACGGATCAGGCGAATTAAGCGGCTCTCCAAAACAAGAAGTCGTGATAGATGGCAGAGGAAAAATAGTCGGTCGTGTTTGGTCGGATAAGATACAAGCGTTGTTTCGTGAATTTGGTACAGGTCCAGTCGGAGCAGAGTCACCAAAAGATTTGCCACCAGGAGTGAATCCTGTTTATTCTACTGAACGATGGTTTATTCCTGTACACAAAACACCTGTTGACCTTGAGATGGTATACGGTATTCCAAGAGTGACTATCAAGGGACAAGATTTCTTTATGACTCGTGGGCAGCCGGCAAGACCTTGGCTATATCCGTCAATGAAAGAAGTGGTTGAAATGGCCGAAGACATTTATAAAGATCGTGTGAAGGAAGGACTGAGGAAACTATGACAGAGCGTTATAACATAAAGTCTGATATTGTTACTCAGTTGAAAAAAGTCGCTGAGCTGAAGCTCGTATCTGCGGAGTATCCTAACACATGGTCGAATATGCCCGCTGCAATTTATTCGACAAAGGCAAAGCCGCACAAGAAAGATATATCCGACAAAGAAGCACTAACTGAATGGACAGTAAAAATCGATTTATACGGAAACAAATCTCTATCTACAATACAGAGTGAAATAATTAAAGTATTGAAAGAGATTGGATTTAAGAATACAGCCAGTGATGATGGCAATCAAGATGCATTGAAGCGTTCGATTCTAACATTCCGAGGAGTGGTAGATAATCGAACGCTTTTTGTATACCAATAACAAGGAGGAAATACCATGAAGAAAACAAAAATTTTACCGATGAACTTACAATTATTTGCCGGTTTACTAACTAAGGGCACGGCGTTATCAATGAAATCAGGCTCCGAGTCTGGCTTTACTGAAATTGAAGGATTACAAGCTGTTCCTGAAATCGGTGGAGATCCAGAACAAGTTGATGTTACGACGCTAAAAGACGCAAATAAAAAATATATTTCGGGTATTCAAGATATGGATTCATTAGAGTTCACTTTCTTATATGACAAAGCTGTATTTACAAAGTTAAAGGCAGTGCAAACGTCAGGAAAAGAAGCAAAATTTGAATTGTCTTATCCTGACGGTGCGAAATGCACATTTACTGGCGGCGTGACTGTGAAAATGGGTTCTGGTGAAGTAAACGGAGCCTATCAATTTACGCTGTCTGTAACTGTTTCAGATGGACCGGATTGGGCATAAACGTTTAACGAAAACTATATGGGCTAGAGATAACCCTCTGGCCCTATTTAAATCTTAGGAGGAAAAACAATATGAAACCAATGAAAGTAGAATTTGGCAAGAAAACATTATCTTTAGTGTTAGACGGAAAAGCGACAGTGGATATTGAAAAACGATTAGGTAAATCACTGTTCGGTATTATGATGAGTGGTAATGGCGGGTTTAAAATGCCGCGTTTAGGTGAGATGCTAACGATTCTTCATGCAACGAATCAAACAGCCAATATCAAAATGGCAGATATGCCTGAGATGTACGATGAGTATGTAAATAATGGCGGCTCAATGATGAAATTATTGGAAGTTATCCAAAAATTGATGGAAGAAGCAGGTTTTTTCGGCTCAGAGGAAGAGACGGACAGAACCGATTTAATCGGCGAAGAGAAGAACGAGGAGGAGAGCCTAGTATAAGGTTCTCCTCTTTTTCTGAATTACTAGAAGAGATGTATCCCAAAGCAGTAGAAGCAGGAATTCCAGCAGAAAAATACTGGTCAATGACCTATGAAGAAATAGTTATTCAAGCAGAAGCAAATGTTGCGATTAGAAAGCAACAGTTGGAAGAAAAAGCCATGATGGATTACAAAGCTGCACAATTAAATGCTTATGGTTTTAATGATCCGAAGAAAATGCCTAAACCAGATCAACACTATCCATTCTTGAAAACGGAAGATAAGCAGGAACAATCAAATCGGCCGCAAGATTGGGAAATTATGAAGGCTCGGATGATTGAACGAACGGAATTGATTAAAGCTACACGAGAGCGGAAAAATAAACAGGAAAAGGAGGGATAGATCATGGAGCTGGATAGACTTGAAGTCGTTTTTGATGGTGACTTGAACCCCATTGAGGAAAAGGTCGCACGATTTGAACAAAAGATGGATTCTATGATGAGCCGAGTCAAGAGTTCATCTGGTCAAGGGATGGACGCTGTAGAAAAAAACTTATCTGATTCAAAAGGGTTCGATAAATTTACCAAACAATTCGAGAAAATGAATTCAAATTTTGATTCTATGCTGAAGAGAATGAATCAATCGGCGGCAAAAAATGGCGAAGAAGTTGGGAAGTCACTTTCTGCTGGAGTATCCAAAGGCGCTGTTAAAATGACAAAAGATGTTCAAACCGCAGTTGATAAAGTGAACACGCAAATGCAGCAAGCCAAAGCAGCGCAACAACGAATAGCTAACTTACAGGCTAATAAAAACGGGGCGCGGTTGTCTGGGGATTCTAAAAGTGAATCAAGAATAGGCGAACAAATTTCAAAAGCACAAATTCAGATGAACAAGTCACAACAACAAGCACAAGCGATTGTGCGCGGGTTAAAATCCGAATATGATACTATCCCTAATTCTCTGTCTAACATTTCAGCTAAGATGGAAGGCAATGAGCGGCAGATTGAAGCTATGAGAGCTAAAGTTAAGGCTCTGAAAAATGAAATGAAGATGCAGCAAACAGAAACAGGAAGTTTCGCATCTGGAAAGTGGAAATCTACAGGGATACAAGATACACCACAATCAACCAAAACCGCTGAAGCTATTTCTAAACAATCAGCAAAAATGGAGAAATTGATTGCAGACAATGATGCTTTGCAACGTTCATATGCTCAGTTGGAAGATCGTTCTGATGTTCTAAAGACAGCGTTGTCTAGTGTAAATACGGAACTTGGCGAGCAACCTGTAAAAGCTCGTATGGCAGCAAATGGAATGAGGAATCTGTCGGGTTCCACGAAACAATCAGAAGGACTCTTTTCACGTTTCAAAAATATGATGAGTAATTCTATTGGTAGATTTGGAAGTTTATTTGACAGACAATCGAAACAAGTCACTAGCGGAACATCTAGAATGGCTCAAGGCATGGGTGGTTTTGGACGCTCCATGAAGATGCTATGGTCGCAGTTATTCTTGTTCACGTTCTTATACCAAGGAATCATGACTCTAGCTGGCGGGCTTTTTAAAGCGTTACAGACTAACGCACAGTTTTCAGCTAGTTTAAATCAAATTAAGGTCAATTTACTAACTGCATTTTATCCAATTTACCAAGCAGCTTTGCCAGCGATAAATGCTTTGATGTCGGCCTTAGCTAAAGTTACTGGCTATATTGCTGGATTTATATCCACACTTTTCGGAATGAACATCGGTGATGCATTCAACGGTGCTCAGGGACTAATGAACAATGTCCAAGCTTTAGATGATACTGGAAGTGCTGCATCTGATGCATCAGATGGATACGATGAGATGGCTCAATCCATTAAGGATTCAAATAAGCAACTTAAAGATCAGCATGATAGAACAGAAGCAGCTCGAAAAAAAGCAAAAGAATATAAACGTCTTTTAGCTGGGTTTGATGAATTAAACATTTTGGATTTCAGTGATGACTCTGACGACGAATCAAATGAGTTCATTCCTCAGGAAATTCCAACAAGACCGAAGAATCCGAATGGATCTGGTTCTGATCCATGGGCTGACTTTGGATCAGCAGCAGTTCCAGAAACTCCGAAATGGTTAACGGATTTTGCCAAGAAATTTAAAGACATCATGTCAAAACTCTTTGATCCAATAAAGAAAGCTTGGGACGCTCAAGGAAAACGTGTTATGGATGCGTTCAAGTATTCATTATCTGAAATTGGAAAATTGATTAAGGCAATTGGTAAATCATTCTTGGAGGTATGGACTAATGGAACCGGACAAAAGTTTGTAGAAAATCTTTTAGTATTATTGGGCGATGTTCTTTATATCATTGGTGATATTGCAAGGGCTTTTAGAATTGCTTGGGAAGAAAACGGCCGAGGCACTAAATTGATTCAGCAAATATTTAATGCTTTAAATCAGTGGTTAGAAGTCTTGCATGATATCGCGGAGTCATTCCGAGAAGTTTGGAATAATGGCACTGGGGTAGAGCTTGCAAGACAATTGATAGAATTCTATACTAAGCTATTTCATTTAATAGAAACTATAGGTAAAGCATTTCAAAATGCTTGGAACGACAACGGTCGAGGGACGGCGATCATTCAAGCTATCTTTAACGCGTTATCAGAAGTTCTTAAGCTAATCAATTCAATCATGACAGCATTTGACAAGGCTTTTGCTTCGGGAATTGGCGAAAGTATTCTAGCTAATATCATGGAGATCATTACGAATATTTTCAATACTGTTGGAAATCTGGCAAAAAGCTTTCGAGAGGCATGGGATGAAAATAACCGAGGTCAAACAATCTTCGAAGGGATTATGAAGATAATTGACACAGTCCTTGGGACAATCAAACGAATGACAGGAGCGACTGCAGAGTGGGCTAAGACTCTTGACTTCCGTCCACTCCTTAATTCTATTAATGGGTTACTTAAATCAATACAATCATTGACAAAAAACATTGGAGATGGCTTGGAATGGTTTTATAAGAACGTCTTACTTCCTTTAGCTAAATACACAATTCAAGATTTAATTCCAGCATTCCTTAAAGCATTAAGTGGTGCTCTAGATGGACTAAATGGAATTATTAATGGATGTAAACCAGCATTTGATTTCTTTTGGAACTCCATTCTAAAACCTATTGCTGAATGGACCGGTGGATTAATCGTTGATGTATTGAAAAAACTAGGTGACGCTCTTTCGGGTATTGGGAATTGGATATCTGAACATCAAGAAGGATTTTCTACATTTGTAACTGTTTTCGGAACTTTTGCAGGGGTTCTTTTAGCTATTAGTAAATTAGCTGGTTTGGCAGAAGTTCTTGTAGGAGTTTTTAACTTTATTACTTCAATAAAAAGTCTAGCCGGAGCATTGTCTTTAGTTAAATTTGGACTTGAAGCGTTCATGACTGCTCTTGGAGGACCTTGGGCCATTGCGATAGGTGCAGCCATTGCCGTTGGTGTTTTGTTATGGCAAAATTGGGATACCATCAAAGAGAAAGCTAGCCAGTTGAAAGACTGGATCGGTGAAAAATGGGAAGGTATCAAAAATGCTACTTCAACTGCTTGGGATAATGTAAAAAATTGGACCTCGGAAAAATGGAATGCTGCGAAAGACGCTGTGACCAGTAAAGCAAGTGAAATCTATAATGCTGCAAAAGATAAATTTACGAATGTCGCTAACACAGTTAAAGAAAAAGCTGGGAATGCGAAGGATTGGGCATCAGAAAAATGGAATGACTTAAAAAGTGCAACGTCTAGCAAATTTGAAGAAGTTCGGAATGCAGCAAGTTCAAAAATGTCGAGTGCAGCCGAAGCCGTCCGTTCAGGAGCCGAGTCTGCAAAAAGTAAAGCAGTCTCAGCGTTTGGTAGCTTGAAAGAGGGCGTTTCTTCTAAACTGAATGACGTGAAGAGCGTAGCCTCGGATGTTTTTAGCAATATAGGAAACTGGGCCAAAGATTTACCAGGAAAGATTGCGAACGGTCTATCAAATGGTGTTCAGGCGATTGGCAATGCCATTGGAAACATTGCGAATACGATTGCTAGACCAATTGGTGATGCGGTCAATTCCGCTATTGGCGCGATCAACTGGGTTCTAGGTGCCGTGAACGCGGGATGGTCATTGAACAAATGGTCAATCCCTACATACAAAACAGGTACGGATTACCATCCTGGAGGACCGGCGCTAGTCAATGATGCACCAGGATCTAGCTACCAAGAAATGTTCAAATTACCGGGTGGCCGCATGGGTATGTTCCCAAGACAACGGAATATGTTGGTTGATCTTCCAAGAGGTGCGCAAGTCTTGCCAGGAAGTCTGGTTCCTCACTACGCTGGGGGAATATTCGGAAGCTTTAAAGATTTCTTTACAAATGGATTTGATAAAGCGAAAGGGGTCGCAGAGGATGTATGGAATGTTATATCTAACCCTTCTGCGTTGGTCTCTGAAGCAATCAGCAAATTTGTTGATATCTCAGGTATTCAAGATCCGATGTTGTCAGTTGCTTCAGGCTTTCTGAAATATGCAAAAGACGCCGTGACAAATATGATTGTCGAAATGATCAATAATTTCACAGGTTTCGCAGATGGTGGATTGGTGGATCGTTTTGGTTGGTATCAATTGGCTGAGGGGAATAATCCGGAGATGATCGTCCCATTGAGTAATTCGGAACTAGCTTTCCAACGAATCAATGAAGCGTTAGATTTTATGGGCTATGATAGTCTCCCAGATTTGACCATGCCTGATGTGTTTAGTGATTCTTCTGAAGGCTACTCCGGTAGCGGTAAAAAGGGAACATCGACAATGGCTATTTCTGGAAATGGAATGGAAGGATTGTCCACTAATTTACTGGCAAGTCTTGGGGAATCCATCGCAACTGCGATTGTACAAGCACTGTCTAGTCTAAAACTAAAAGGCGGAGACCAACCGATAGAAGTTATTCTTGAAGTAGATTCCACGAGATTAGGTCAAGTGACTGTAAAAGGAATCAATCAGTACCATGAACAGATAGGAGCCCTAGAGCTTAACTTGTAAGGAGGATAAAACATGGATTTTTTAATAGCAGGATCAAAAGTGGCAACACCAAAAGAACTCACAGTGAGTATCCAAACCTTAGATAGCGGCTCTAGTGGACGGAATGCGAACGGAGACATGGTAAGGGATATCTTAGGTAGAAAAACAAAGTTGGATGCAAAATGGGGGCCTCTGAATACATCAGAGGTCTCTTTAATTTTACGTTTAATTGATGCGGCATTTTTCACCGTTAGATACCTCGATCCACAAGAAGGCGGGCTAATCACTAAATCGTTTTATTGTGGCGATCGCTCAACTCCCGTTTATTCGTGGAACGCTAAATTTTCAAAGATGATGTGGCAAGGGTTATCTGTGCCATTCATTGAAATGTAGGTGATGACATGTTGAGCGTGACAGAAGAATTTCATAAAGCCTTCAAAGAATCGGAACGTGAAGTTTTCGCAAAAGTAACAATCAATGGAACAACCTATCTGAAAGATAAAATCAAAACGATCAATTATTCAGCAGGGGTATTTGGTGGGGAGAACTATCAAATAGGCTCCACTCAATCGGCGACAGTAAAAATTATCTTTACTGAAATCATTGAAGGATTAAAAGAATTAGATGAAGTGAAAATTGAATTAGGAATAAAAATTCGTGGTTCTGGTCTACCTTCGGATATCAATAATGTTTCGAGAATCGGTCGAGCAAAAATAGGAAAGGCAAGAATAGTGAGCTATATTCCGGATCGGTATGAGTTTGTCCCATTGGGGACATTTTATATCAGCGATCGTGTGGATCCGAACCGAAACGAGAACACCACGACCATTGAAGCCAGAGATGGCTTTATTTTTATGGAGTCTGATTATCAATCGAAGCTGTCTTATCCAATCGAACTTCCATATGTCGCCTTAGAAATCGCAAACTTGAGCGGCTCTGAAATTGATCCCGTTTCATTTAACCATTTAAATGAATATGTCATCAATGAGCCAGTAGGATATACCTATCGACAAGCGATTGGATTGATTGGCCAATTTCAATCTGGTTTCGTGTTCTTCGATCGGTATGGACGATTAGCGATTCGAAATTTAGAAGACCCGCGCTTCCGCATTGATCCGAATGAATATTTCTTAAAAGGACTTACCAAAAGCGAACTCATGTACCAACCTAAAGGGATTTCGTGTAAAGTAGTTACGCCTAAAGGAGAGTCAAGTAACGAAACGAACGTATTACAAGCAGGATCGACTGCAGGCGCTCAAATCAGTATAGAGAATAATGTAATGACACAGCCGCTGCTGAATTTGATTTTCCAACAAGTGAAGGGAATAAATTATTATCCCATAAACTTAAAATGGCGCGGAAATCCAGCTTTAGAGGTTGGCGATTGGGTCACGATGATCGATCGTAAAGGGAAACAGTTCAAGTCTCCTGTGTTAAACTATACGATTGTTTTCGACGGTGGGCTAAACTCAACGATTAGCGCAGATACAAAAGCCTATTCATCAAATGTTTCGACCTTCAAAGGACCACTTCAACAAAAATTGGACGAACTTGATCATCGAGTGGATGCCGCAGGGAAGAATAATGTCTACGATGGCACCGAAGAACCGAAACATCCGAAAGAAGGCGATATTTGGTTCAAGAAGAATGGTCCTGATGATGAAATTTGGGTATACAAACAGATTTCTCCTGGAGTTTTTGAGTGGGTGATGACTACTTCAACGACAATGGATCAGGATATTAAGGATCAGATTGAAAATTCTACACCTAAAGATGACATCATCAAAACGATCAATTTAAGCTCCGAAATGGATGGCAAAGAATGGTTGAAAATCGAGGGAGCAAAAATCTGGCTGACAAAAGAAACTAAGATTGACAGAGCTATAATCACATCCGCAATGATTGGATCAGTCGACGCAGGTACAATAAACGCAGGAACCTTAGATGCAAGTAAAATCACGGTAACGAATTTGAATGCAAAAGCAATCTCTACTGGAATCGCTACTGGAAAGAATTTAAGTATCAATTTCGATACCGGACAAGTCAATTTTCAATCGGGGAATATTACCAACGCTTTAGGAAAAATTAATATTAATCTGGATAAAAGTCTGATGTATTTTAAAAAAAATACAACGAATTCAAGTGTGATCGGGGATAACGGATTTGTTGTATACAACGGAACGCCGACATCGTCAAATATTGATATTTATGACAATAAGATTATTGTAGCCGTTGGGAAGTTCAGCGGAACTCCTGGACTTATTGGCAACCGTGGGCTAGAAGTAGCTAGTTACAAGTATAAAAAACTTTCAAATGGTTCAGTCGAGTATCAAAGGGTTGCTGGATTCGAGGTGCTGTCAAATGGGGATGCTTATCTTTTTTCTGAAGAGAACAAAACCCTTCAAATCGGTTATGCCAACACTAAGACGTTACTTATGTCATACACCAATGATATAAGAGGAAATCTTACTGTCGGAAATCTAAACGCGACAGGGGCAAAAAACGCTATTCATGTGACTAGAGACGGCGTGAGAGCGACACCCGCTTACGAAACGACAGAGAGCTATTTGGGAGATATCGGTAGAAACGTGACAAATGAAGAATGCGAGGTATGGGTGCCGATTGATGCGATCTTTAGTGATACGGTCAATTTGGATATACCTTACGAAGTGTTTTTACAAGTTTACGATGATGCAAGAGTCTGGGTATCTGATTTTCGATCAGATGCTTTTTTAGTTTGTTCAGATAGACCGATGATTCGGTTTGCTTGGGAAATCAAAGCCAAACGTACAGGATATGAAAAAGATCGTTTGGTTCTGCAAGAATTTACCAACCAAGAAATAGAAGAAAGATGGAGGGAAGACCTGTGAATGTAGATGCTGAAAAAGTGATTGAACAATTGTTGCAACGTATTGCAAATTTAGAGCTAGAAAACGCAAAATTGACCGTTGCATTAAATTCAACTACCGCAGAAGAAAACGATAAA